CTTTTTGGATAAATCAATAAACAAAGAACACGTTATCAACGCAGGTTGGATCGCTGTTCCTTACCAATTCGATATAGACGAATCATTCGCGGGTGACCTTTTCAGTCAATTTGGCGCTTTTGATGCTTTAGCAAAGTGGGAGTGTGCAGCATGACACAAAGAGCAAGATTAAAAGAAATTATAACAGGTCCTGAATATTGGACTCTTGAAGAAATATGTAATGCTAGTGAAACGATTTTTCATAAAAAGGACACGCCTGCGGCTATGTCTGCACGATGGAGAGAGATTGTAGATGGTCCCAATTTACAAAAGCTAAAGCGTGTTAGAAAAGGCACTAAAAACCTTTGGGAATACAGAATACAAGCCGAACCAGCTAACGACGATTAATTGGGGGGGGCAATGAAATCATACGAGAAGGACCAAAAAGAGTTTGTTGCAGAAGTAAAGGCGATACTCGGTTGTGATTACAGCATTGCGCTGGTGGAAGCGCGAAAAGCAAAAGAGGATTATTTATCAGGGATAACTAATCCAACAGCGAGAGACCTAAACCTTGCGAAAGCTGCTGGTAATCGAGTTTTGTTAAAGCATGCAAAACTCCATGGTGTCCCAAGTGTTACGCAACAGATTAAGGATAAGAAGCAAGCCGAAGCTGATAGAAGAAATAGGCCAAAAGTCCAAAAAGAGCGGTTTAAAAGCCTTAAAAGTGCTAACGATGTTGCAGCAAATGCAGGCAACTTTAAGCATTCTAGAAAAGTCCCACAAAGCCAAGGGTTTTCTTTGAATTATTCACTCGAACAAACATATCAGCAGAAAGCAAAAAGACGAGCATAGGTTTATGACAGTAAAAGTTTTAACGTTCAAAAACTACGTACAGGCAATGCCGATTATTGGCTCTATGATCAGAGAAATGATCAAGGCTAAGAAGGTTGTAAGACTAGAATTTAAAGAACAAAACACTATCCGTTCAACGGCGCAAAACAGATTAATGTGGAAATGGAATCAAGCAATTTCAGAGTTTTTAAGAGAGCACCACGGTCAAGAGACAAGCTCCGCAGATGTACATGAAGTACTTGTGCGTAAAAAGTTTGGGGTGCGTGTTGTGCAGGTTGGAGTAGAAGAACCGATCATTGTCAGAAAGCAGACGCGAAAACTAGGAACTAAGCAGTTTGCTGAATATCTAGAGTGGATGGATATGTATTGCGCCGAATACTTGGGTCTTATGCTACCTAAGCCTGAAGACCTCTATATGTTGGCGGTTTACGGAGAGGGGGAAAAGCGTGTCCTTAATTAGCTCTGCGATTCGGGAAAGTGCAAAAGGCAAAGAATGTCAGGTTCGATTGCCTGGCATTTGCAACCATGACTCGAGCACGGTTGTGCTCGCCCATGTTGGCGGAGGATCAGGCATTGCGCAAAAATGTGATGATATTCATTCTACTTACATTTGCTCTGCTTGTCATGACGTCATAGATGGGAGAGCAGGGCCTGTATTGTTGTCTGAGGTGACAATTAGGCTCTACACATTAGAGGCAATGATAAGAACGCAAAGGATTTTTTTAAAACTTGGATTGATACAGGTGCCTGATGAGCAATAACAATAAACTCCCATTAACCGGCGGGCGTATTTTGCGTTTAGCTCGGCTTGTCAGACAAATGACTTTGGACGAAGTGGCTGTGGCTTACGGCGGAATATCAAGGGATACATTATCCAGATGGGAACGCGGCGTAACCGCTGCTCCATTTGATGACGTCAGAGGGATCGTTGAGGACGTACTTAAGTTTAAGCTGGTTGAGCTTATAGGTGTGGAGAGCATTCATGACGAACATTAAAGTTTTAAGAAAAGAATTACGGACATGGGGCGAGTTTTGGGCCTCGAAAGAAAGTACAGAGGGTTACGCTAGAAAGTCCAATGTTGAAAAGGTAAAAGAAAGTTGCGAGCTCGGTGGGATCTTTTCTTCCACTCTATATCTACACAATCAGGGGGCAGACAATATTTTTATCCCGCCTCATATCCAAAGGTTAACAGATAGGGTTGAAAGGCTTAGTAAAGATTGCAAACTGGCAATAGTTGGTAAGTATGTGAAGGGTTTTAACAACAAAGAATTAAAATCATGGGCGTGTTTTCCAGAGGTCAAAAGCGTTGAATTTTGGATTTTACGAGCAGAAACCGAGCTTTTGCAATAAATAACGGGTCTATACGGCAGATTTGCCGTACAACACGGCACATATGCTATTTTTATTTACGCGAAAACAGGCATAATTTAACTATGCTCGCGAGAGCTATATAAAATAAACCTCGTAATTAAACCCCGCTTTTATGTGGGGTTTTTTGATGGTGATTATATGCAAGATGTAAGATGTACTTGCTGCGATAAACTACTATGCCGAACTATTGGAGTAGTAGAAATCAAATGCCCCCGTTGTAAAACAATCAATGTAGCAGAACGCCTAGAGCGTCACGAACCAAAGGTGACGCATGACAGATATAAAACTGATTAACGGCGACTGTGTAGAAGAAAGTCAAAACATTCCTGACAACTCAGTCGATTTAGTTCTAACAGATCCCCCTTACCTTATTGGCGCCAGTAGTGTTGGCAAACCGTCAAGGGCTGGCTCTTGGACTGACTGGATGAATGAAGCACACTTCTACAAGTCTTGGATCGAACAGGCTCAACGCGTACTGAAAGACACTGGCTTTTTAGTGTCTTTCTGTAACTGGCGCTCTATGCCTGTGATTACCAAAGCACTTACCGATTTAGGTCTATCAATCACATCAGTTTTAGTGTGGGACAAGATGTGCTTTGGCCAAGGTAGCCGCAAAGGTTTAAGGCCACGCTATGAGCTGGCTGTGTTTGTTGCCATGAAAGACGCGGGAATACCTAACCGGGCATTACCTGATATTTGGGAATGCAAACGAGTAGCGCCACAAAACAGAGCAACAGATCATCCAGCAGAAAAGCCAGTCGAGTTATTTAAAAAGCTGATATGCGAGACAACACCTGAAAATGCATTGGTTGTAGATATGTTCACAGGCAGCGGGACGGCAGCTATCGCTTGTCGTGAAACAGGACGTAACTTCATAGGGTTTGAACTTGATACCCACTGGTACAACGCAGCGCTTAATAGATTAAAGCAAGAGCCAGAGTAAAAGAGCTTCCCTAAAAGTACTTGAGTGCGCATGGATGCGGCTCCTTTTTCTTCCATGAATAAAAACATACGCAGGAAAAAACATGTCTATGAATTTAGTAGAGCAGCTTAAAAAACATGAGGGGTACAGACAGTACCCCTATTACTGTACAGGCGGCAAGTTAACTATCGGCTATGGGCGTAACCTTGAAAGCAATGGCATGAATGAAGAAGAGGCAGAGCAGTTACTAGTTAACGATATAAGGAATGCAGAGGCAGGAGTTAAACGGCGTATAGACGTAACTCATTGCAATAGAGCAAGACTCGATGTGCTTGTGAATATGGTTTTTAACATTGGCTTAGATGGACTAATGAAGTTCAAGCGAATGATAGCAGCAGTAGAGGCAGGTAACTTTGCCGATGCAGCCTACGAGATGAAAGATTCCAAATGGTACAAGCAAGTACCTAACCGTGCTGAAGAACTAATAGAACAAATGATTAAAGGCGAGTACTGATGTCTGATAGCAAGTGGAACAATAAACCGATTGATATCGCACACATACTTACAACTATCACAATGATAGTAGCAAGCATCGTATACATAACTGGATTGGACAAACGAATCTCAATTAATGAGAAGCAGATAGAGCACGTCAAAGTTCAGAGAGTAGAAGACCAGTCTCGAATCGAGAAGCAGTTAGACACAATCAACGAAAAGTTAGACAAACTTATCGAGTCTAAGTGATTGATTCAAAATTCATTTGAATGGGTCCTTTCTGGGCACCCCCCTTTGCAATGCGGGTAGAAAACACGCGGGCCTTCTCGCATTTTTAAAAAAAATTTTTTCTAGCCCTTTTCCGTTTCCGCTTTCTTTAGCGTGTTTGGAGTGTGATTTAACTAGCTAATTCAGGTTTCAAGATGGCGACACAAAAAGAAGTAGCAGCTTATTTTAGCGTCGAAGATCGTACAATCCGAAACTGGTCAAAAATAACTGGATTCCCCGCCAGCAAAGGGCGTGGCGGTTATTGCATTCAGTCAATTTCAAAATGGTTAGCAAGTATTGCTATGGCAAAAATGGGGAATGCTGCACCTTGTCCTGCTGATACAAACGAAGAAGAAAAGCAGTTAGAAATAGCGGAAAAGCGCAACAAAGTGCGTAAAGGTGAGATAGATATCTCCAACAGAGAATTTGATCTCGCTGTTAAACGAAAAGAATATGCGCCAATTTCAATCATCACTAGAACACTCGAACAGGTAAGCGTGGCAATTGCAACGAATCTAGATGCGTTATTGCCAAGATTGAAAAAGGCACAGCCTGACATATCCCAAGATGCATTAGAAGAAATTAAAAAAGTGATTGCCACTAGTAGAAATGAGGTCGCACGGATTGAACCAGATAAGTCCAGAATCTTGGGAGGCGATCAAGGAAGCAGTTAGCGCAGGACTTGGACCATTAAAAACCCAGATACCTCAGAGCGCAGTTGAGTGGGCTGACGAGCACTTTTATTTACCCGAGGGGGCAAGTCAAATACCTGGTAGGTGGTCAACACAGCCGGTACAAAAAGCGTTGCTCAATATGATGGGTAATGACGCTATTGCTAGCTTTACACTGAAAAAACCGACTCGCTTCGGTTACACAAAAATGCTTTGTGCGGCTATTTGGTATCTAGGCGTTCACAAAAAACGAAGCTCTGTAGTTTATGAACCGACAGACCCCCTAGCTAAAAAGTTTACTTTAGACGAAGTTGATTCGTTGTTACCGATGGTTCCCGCCATACAAGCGGTCTTCCCTGATTGGAATGTCAACAATGAAAAAAACAATGCTAAGAAAAAGTCTTGTATTGGTTTTTCAATTGACATATTAGGCGCTGAGTCTCCAAACAACCACCGAGCTTTGACAAAACAAGTGGTTGTTGGTGATGAAATGTCTGCTTGGAAAATAAACAGCGGTGAAGGTGATAATGTAAAAAACTTACTCAAACGGATTCAGGGTTCTAGTTTTGGTAAAGCGTTATTTGGGTCAACTGTAACGTTCACAGGCGATGTTATAGAGCGGCTTCTTGATGAAGCGGATTGTGTTTTCAACTTCCATATTCCCTGCCCACACTGCGGAAAAATGCAGCGGTTACTATGGGGGGATAAAGATTCAACCTATGGCATGAAGTGGAACAACTCACTTCAAACTGACGAAGAAAAGTCAAACTCTGCTTATTATCTCTGTGAAGACGCCAAGTGCCAGCAAAGCGAATCAAAAGGCAAAATTTATTATCGGTCCCTTTCTAAAATGGAAGAGTTGGGTCGGTGGATATGCCAAAAAACAGGGATATGGACTGAGGACGGATTATCGTTTTTTAATGAGGCAGGTAGCAGGGTAAAAACCCCAAAAAGGGTAGGAATTGAGGTATCTGCTCTTTACTCACTAAACCTTACTGAAGGTTGGATTGAATTAGTCCGAGAATGGCTGGACATCAAAGGGGATCCGTCAAAACTTCAATCATTTTGGAACTTGGTTTTAGGTCTTCACTGGCAGCCACAACACACTAAGCGCATGAGTCATGAAGACTTGCTCGATAGGCGTGAAAAGTACAAGGCGCAAGTGCCAAAAGATGTGGTGTACATCACTGTTGGCGGGGACACCCAAGACAATCGCATGGAAGGTTATACATGGGGGTTCACGCCTGATTTTCGCAAGTACCTAATTGATAAATTCATTTGCATGGGGGATCCGAGAGATCAGGAGGTTCAGGACGCCGTTGTCCAATATTGTGATACTACTTACACGCGAGAGGATGGCGAAAAGCTAAGAATCTCTCGGATATGCTGGGACTTAGCAGGTCATAGATCTGAGATAGTTTACAAGCTTTCAAAGCGAATAGGTTTACTACGATTCATACCATGCAGGGGCGCGAGTAGTTACGGACAACCTGTGCAAACAATGCCAATGCAAGTCAATAAGAAGACAGGAACATACATTGTTCAAGTAGGTACAGATACCGCGAAAGATACTTTTTACACAGATATAGAAGTTCCTCTCGGCGAGCCCAGAGCGATCCACCTTCCATTGGATGACCGTGTGTGTGATGAAGACACATGCAAGCAATTGGTTTCAGAGGTGCGCAAGCCCAAAAAAACCAAGCAAGGCGTGTTGTTTGTTTATGACAATGAAGGACGCCGAAATGAAGCGCTAGACTGCTTTGACTACGCTTTATCTGCTCTGCACGTTTCAATAGAAAAGTTTTCTCTCAACCTTTCCGATTACAAATCACAACAACAAACGCAAAAAGCCGCCGCTGCGTCTTTTGCAGAACTTGGCAAAAAATTAGGTGCATAATGAATATTGATCAGCTGAAAGCGAACTTGATAGAGGCACAGCAAGCGTATCACGACTTATTGACTGGGCAAGCCGTTGTTTCGTTTGTTCGTAGTGGCCGAGAAACTAGATTTACTCAAGCTAAAAAAGCGGATCTAAAAAACTATATCGACGAATTGGAAACTCTAATAAATGGCACATCGCAAAGGCGCAGAGGACCTGCGAGGTTGTCGTTATGAGTGGGTTAGTCGCAAGTGATGGAATAACACCGCTT